TGGGGTTGGTTGGTGTCCATGACACCGTCCTCCTGAGCATGGCTCCCAGGCCGAAACCTGGGAGCCATCACCACAAAAAAGGCTAGGTAAACCAATAATCTAATAGAAAATCGATACAATGATTTTCCAGCCGCCATAAAGGTTTAGGTGGCATTGTATCGGATTATTGGTTTTACGGGCCAAAATTTTTTCTCTCCCTCATTGTAGATTTTCTCCCAAATCCTCGCGCGCGAGCACGCGTGCGTATATACGCCTACACGCGAGGACCGTTTGGAATGGAAAAGTAAACCAATAAACGGAAGTATCCGATACAAGAGTGAGTTAAGTCATTGACATAGCGGGGGAATGATTGTATTCGTTATTGTATCGAATTCGCGTGAACGGGGTGCTTAAGTTATAGGTGACAGTCATGCGTGGGCGTATATACGCGCGAGGTGTAGGTTCGCCGAGAAAGTTGGGGCTATTCTCCGAGAGCGTGTTGCGCTATGTTTCGCTCTTCTCGTGGATTGGAAAAGCTCGGCGAAATCGTGTCTGTAACAACCTCTGAACCTGAAGTCCGACGGAAGAAACCTTGGGTCAAGCCTCCCCAAAGAGGGAGGACAGTTGGCACCAAGAACAAGAAGACCCTGGCACGACAGAGCATACTTGACAGACTCACCCAAGGTCAAAAGACTCCGCTGGACATCATGCTGGACAACATGATGTTCGCCCACGAGAAGGCAGAGCGGCACCTGGCCGATGTCGTAGAATGGCTAGAGAGGGCCCCCCCCGAAAACGCCGATGTCTACCAGCAGCGAGCTCTGAACATCGTCAGCTCGTTCCGAACGGCTCTCGCCTTTCGCGATGCTTCTCAGCGTTTCGCCGAGGGGGCAGCGCCCTATTGCCACCCGAAGCTCTCGGCCATCGCGCACAAGATCGCCGACCCGAACGGAGACCGTGCCTCGGTGGAGGTGCGCTTTGTGGAGGCGACTATCGAGGCTGCACACCAGGTAATAGAACACCAGGAGGATGAAGAATGAAGAAGCCTGCCAAGAAGTTGGTCTTCGGTTCGCCGGAATGGCGCAAGAAGTATGCTCCGAAGGGGAAGACGACGAAGACCGCTGCTGCAGCGAAGACAAAGAAGGCTCCTGCTGCGCTCGAGAAGCGGGTAGCGAAGCTCGAGAAGGCGTTGGCTGCGCGATGACGTCTGACGAGCTTACAGACGCAGGTTGGCCGCGCCCGATCATCGCTGGGTGGCCGGTGCCTTGGGTTTCTCCTAGTGATAATCTCGCCCAGATGTTTGTTCCTCGTCTCCAGGCGTGTGCCTCGGGGGCGATCTGTGCTGTCTGCGGTCTAGGCTATCGTGAGGCCGAGCGTGCCTATGTCCTCGTAAAGGACGAGGAACAACACACCTCTATCCCGGAGGGTGTCATGATCCAGGCGATGGACAATGCTGTCATGCACCGGAGGTGTCTCGTTCTAGCACTGGGTCGTTGTCCGAAGCTCCTGGAGCTACGCCGAGAAGGTAAGCTGAAAGTCATCCGAACTTGGGGGAATCTAGCAACACCTACTCGGCACAAGAGTCCTTCGGGTCTTGCAGCTGTTTTAGAAGCTGAAGACTGTGAACTCGTGGATGAGTTCTAAGTGGCAGTCATTGTAGACATCCCGGGTGCGTATCGCGATCTGTTCGAACCTTACCGCTACAAGGCATATTTCGGTGGGCGAGGTTCGGCGAAATCACACTCGGTAGCAAGATCGTTAGTCATACGAGGAGCGAAGAAGAAACCTCTACGGATTGGGTGTTTCCGCGAGATACAAAACTCCATCTCGACTTCTGTGAAGCAGCTGCTGGATGATCAAATCCGAGAACAGAATCTAACTACCAAGGACGGCTACCCGTTCTACGAGAGCATAGAGAACGAGATACGAGGAGTTAACGGCACGTTGTTTCTCTTCGCTGGACTACGGACGAATCCCGAGAAGGTGAAGTCTACGGAAGGGTTGGACGTGGCTTGGGTTGAAGAGGCAAACACCGTTAGCCAGAGGTCGCTGGACCTTCTCCGTCCGACGTTACGGTCGGATGATTCTGAGCTGATCTTCACCTGGAACCCAGAGTTTGCTACGGACCCTGTCGACGCGATGTTCCGAGGGAATCACCTGGAGTCTCCACAGCGTGCCAGTTGGCTCCCCCCGCCCAGGTCCATCATCAAGGAAGTTAGCTGGCGGGATAATCCCTACTTCCCCGAGGTTCTACGGGAGGAGATGGATTACGACCAGCGCCGAGATCCAGACAAATACGCACATATTTGGGCTGGTGGTTACAAGAAGAACAGCCAGGCACGGGTCTTCCAGAATTGGCGGGTCGAGGACTTCGGTGAACCCCCCGAGGGGACTAATCTCCGGTTCGGTGCGGACTGGGGCTTTGCGGCGGACCCTGCTGTCCTGGTACGGTCTTGGACGCTGGGGCGGACATTGTACGTGGACTATGAGGCCTGGGGTATTGGCGTAGAGATAGACCAGCTGCCAGCGCTCTTCGCTGGGGATGACAAACGTGTCCCTCCGAGGTGGTCTAATCCTCGTCGCTATCCAGGGATTCCTGGCGCAGAACGGTGGCAGATACGGGCAGACTCTTCGCGCCCAGATACGATCAGTTACGTCCGGAACCGGGGCTTCGACGTCGTGCCGGCGACCAAGGGACCAGGTTCGGTGGACGAGGGTGTGGAGTTCTTGAAGACATATGATATCGTGGTGCATCCCCGTTGTCAACACGTTCGAGATGAGCTCAGTCTTTACAGTTACCAGGTTGATAAACAGACCGAGGCTGTCCTCCCGTTGTTGGAGGATAAGAATAACCACTTCATCGATTCTCTTCGCTATTCCCATGAAGGGGCTCGGCGTGGACAGAGTGCAACTGTGGTCATAAGGAGATAGACCCATGGCAGATACAGGCGAGAATGTAGCAACTATCGCTGCGCGGTTAGCGCAGATGAGTGATGAAGAGATGATGGTTTGGTGGCAGCAGCGGAGCTGGTCTGAATTTGCTCGTATGGTGCGCTCGGTCGCTGGATCTGCGCTCAGACAGGATGAGATTCCATGACTCCTTTCTGGCGGAATGTTCTAGTCGTCATCGCTCTTGTCATCGTTTTCGTTGTAGTGGCAGGAACAGCTTGGTCACACAGTTGGTATGATGGTTATTGTTGTAGCGAGCGTGATTGCAGACAAACTGTAACACGGGAGGTCGAGCGGCGAGACGAGGGTTGGTTCGTTGCTATAACAGGCGAGACTATCCCGTTCGACGATAAGAGGATCAGGCACTCTCTGGATCCTTTTATCCATGTTTGTCTCATGGGGCAGAAGATTCGTTGTCTGTATATCCCGGATGCTGGGATATGAGAGAACCTCGATTCGCACTTTGGTTACTGACCTTTCTATTCGTTGTTGTTCCGGTTATATGTGTCTTGGTCAGTCTTGCAGGAGGGTAACTTGGCCCGTCGCCCACGCCTATCGAAGAAGGCCATAGCTGGTCGAGTGAAGCGTCAGTTCGACGAGTCTAAGCATAAGCGAGGTGCTGGCGGCAAGTTCATGGCTACGGGCCGAGGTCGGAATGATGTTACGTCTAAGCCAAAGACGCAAGAACAGGCGAAAGCTGATATCAAGAAATCCCTGGGACAAGGGATGGGTGGAAAGAAACTATCAGAAATTAAGGCTCTTAGACGAGAAAATGAGGGCGGATTGAAGGAAGTTCAAGCAAATCTTCGTGATTGGAAGAAAGAACTCAAAATGCTTGAACGAGATCACGCTCAACCTGAAGCGTTTCGAGCAACTAGCGTAAAACGTCTGCGCCAGACTAGAAATACTGTGCGGTCTCTGGAGCGTCGTCTAGCTTCTCTAAAGAAGAGAGCAGCATAAATTGGCCGTAGACAGCACCCACCCGGACTATGCCGACCGTATTGATGAGTGGCGGCTCATGCGCGCTTTTCAGCGTGGGCCGCAGGCTGTCAAGGATTCCGAGAAGACCTACCTTCCTCAGCCTGAGGGCTTCACAGTCCAGGCGGACGGCGGCACGTCCATGTATGCTGCCTACAAGGCGAGGGCTCGTGTCCCCCATATTCTCGCACCGACTCTGGCAGGTATGGTAGGTCTTATCCACCGGACTGAGTTCCAGATAGAAGGGTTAGACGAGGGTTCGCCCCTGGAAGCTATGTGGGAGAATGCCACCAAAGATGGTCTCACGTTGGAGGCCTTCAGTCGGCGGATAACAGCAGAATTATTGCTCATGGGGCGGTATGCTGTCCTCCCTGATCTCCCTGAAGAGGGTCGTGACTATCCCTGGCTCGCTGGCTACTCGGCCGAGGTTCTATTGAACTGGTCCGAGGATGGAGACCTGTTTGTCCTGGACGAAAGCCGCAACGAGCGCCAGGAAGATGGATTTGAGTGGGCACCTAAGAAGAGATACCGGGTCCTACGTCTAGAAGACGAGAAATACACCCAGCAGATCTACGAGGAGGGCGACCTCGCTGTTGGTGGCGAGAAGGTTGAACCCAAGATCGTAGGAGGTCGCGAGACCCTGGAGGAGATT